AAGCCTCGGCGCAGTAGGGATTCATCGCTGCGCTCGGAATGACAAATAGAACGACCCTGTGCTGCTACAGCACTGCATTTGGTGTTGTCTTTACGGTTTAGCCGATGGCCGACAGCCGAATGCCGATAGCCGCTTCTTAAATCGCCGTCTCCGGCACCGGAACATAGGGAAAGCCGCCGTAGTTCGCCAGATTGGAAAACTTCGTGTTGCAGGTGCTCTGGGTTTTGTCGCAGCCGGGATAGATCGTGAACGTGTCGCCGGTGTTCGGCAGTGCCGGCAGCGGAACCACGAAGTAAACCGTCCCGCCTGAGTTCAGATATTTCTTCACCGCGACCGTGTGCCCATTGTTCGCGCCTGACGTGAACACTAACTGGCCGTTGTCGAAATAGCCGTCGGCCTGGCTCAGGTTCGTGACCAGCTTGTTGACTGTGCTCCCGGCTTGCACCGTTCCATTCACGGCGAAGGTCGCCTTGTTCAGCGTGCAGCCGGAATCGAAGAGCGTGTGAATGCACGTAGGCTGCAGGATGTTCCGCGGAAGCTGCTGATTCAGGTCCTCGACCTTACTCTTGCAGGTGAACTTGGCTACCGTGCGCGATACCTGATCGAGATCGCCCATGTTGCCGACGAAGCGAATCACCGTGCCCTGCTGATTCAGTCCTGAATCCATGAACAGCCGGCGGACCGTGAGCGCGGCCTTGTCGAAGTCGCCGCGCACAACCTTCTGCAGGACGGGAACGCCGTTGATCAGATCCATAGGGTTTGCGTGAATCTCCAAACTCAGTGTTCCCACCTTGGAAAGTCCGATCACTTCGTCGGCCGTGCCGCGCTTGAAGTTCGGCGGACCAGTGAGATATGTCGTACCGCCGACGATCAGCTTGCGATCGAAGGTCGTGTAATGAAGCAGGGTGCCATCGGCGAGTGTGATGTCGTAGAGCTCGCACATCACCATCTCGGTGTTCGCAGCCAGCCAGTTGATGAAGGCGCCCGTGGCGGTTTTCATAGGTTTCGCGTTTTTGTTGTCATTCCGCGCGTAGCGTCCGTGTTTTCGGACGCGTAGAGAGGAATCCCTACGAATGCCCATACATTCCAGGAGTGCAGGCTCTCGCCAAGGCATTCCTGGCTCAGTAGGGATTCCTCACCCGCAAACGGCGCGGGTTCGGAATGACAAACACTGGTCAGACACGCACCGACATCAACTCCACCTTCTTGCACTCCCAGAGCTGATAGAGGAAGTTGTCGAACTCGAGCTCGTCCTGCGCAAAGCGCACACGCCAAAGCCATTGAAAGTCCGCCGTGATAGCCGCGCTACTCGCCGGCGGGGAAGCGAATGTCACCAGCCCATTCGCGATCGTGTAGTCCGTGCCCTGCGTCTTCTTGACGCCGGAGACATACACAGTCGCGCTCTGTCCCGCCGGATTCTGGATTTGCTCCAGATATCCGCCGATATTGCGAACGAACTGGAAGCTGGTGGTGCTGCCGTCGCCGGTCCCGATCGGCTGTCCGCTCACTGTCGAATCGAGCGGCTTGCGAGTGAGCTGCGCGAGATCAATCAGGAACGAATCAAACGATCCCTGACGCGCCAGAAAGAATCCCTCCAACTGCTGGAGCTCGGAGTATCCATTCGCGTCGACGTGCTGCGAGTCGTCATACAGAAACGCGTAGCTGAGTGACAACTTCCACAACGGCGCGCTCCAGAAGGCCGCCCGCACCTCGCGACCTGACGTCGCCTGTTGGACAGCAGTCGAGAACGTCGGCGTAAGCGTGTACTCCCAGGAGAGTCCGCGCAGGTCGGGGAAAGTTGCGTTGGACATGAGTTGCTGTTTGCTTGTCTTGTCATTCCGAATCCCTCGCGTGGTTCTCGCGAGGGTGAGGAATCCCTACAAACTCTGATATTGCCTGGCGATAGCCTCAAGGTTCGACCATCGCAAAGGCCAGATTCCTCGTGAACGCTCGCTTAGTGGACGTCTGTAGGGATTCCTCACCCGCAAAAAGCGCGGGTTCGGAATGACAGAGAAAAAACTCAAAACTTTCCATGCCGCCACGCCCGCTGAATCACTCGCACCAGCGTGTCGGCGTGCTCGTGCAAGCGGCCTTCGAAGCTCTTGGCATCTGTGGCGGAGACTGAGTAGTGAATGTGCATGTTGTTTCCGTCCGAGTCGTCAGAGGCGATCATCTGCGACAACCCCGATGAGAGACTCGCAGGCAGGACCATTTCGTTCTTGTGCACGAAAGCCAGGGAGTCATCGGGAACGATTCCGCCCGCGGCGAAGGCGTTCAGTGCCTCGAATCCGATGATGTTGGCGTACGCGTCGGCGGCGATGGCCGGAGCCATCGACCAGCCCACAACGGGAATCGCCGCAGCCGAGGCATACGCGGCGGCAGCGCCTTCTGCAGCCGAAGCATCGATGTTGGCCGCCGTCGCGGCTTTCTGCGTGCCAATTCCGAACACCTGCATGAAGACATGCTGCGTGATCCAGTTCGTCACCATGCGTTCGAGCATGCGCAGGAAGTCGTTCACGATCAGGTCGAGCACACGCGCCAGTGTCTGCTGCAGCGTCCGCGAGCTGCTACTCATCTGCGTGACACTATTCGCAAAACCGCGATTCATCGTAGTGAATACGTTGTTCCACTGCTGCGTCTGTTCGCGCACGCTGGCCGAGGTGATCTTCTGGACCTCCGTACTGTGCTGCTGCCGCGCGCGAATCTCGTTGGCCAGTTGCTGACGGACATCGACATCGATGCCCTGGGCAGCCACGCGAAACTGCTCTCGCATCTGCTGCGCGACTTGACTGGCAGCATCGCCGGCCTGGCGCATGTTTGTGAGCAGAGGATCGAGATCGAAGCCACGATTACTTGGCATGTGGTCAGCCGAGGGTTAACACGAGTGCAGTCTTATTACTTGCTCTTCAGAAGGGTTTTCATTTGGACCGACGGCGTTGATGAAACATTACCGCCAATCGATGCTACGGTGCTTGCCAGATCTTTCTTTCTTAACGGTCGCGACTTGATCATCGCTGCCAGCAGCGCATGTACTGGAGGATGCTCGCTCCAGTACTCCAGCAGCTCATTGGCTTCGTGGAGCGTGAGTGCCTCGACATCGCGCCGCGTCCAGCCGGTGGCGGTGATGATATGGCCGAAGAGATAGCGCCAGTCGGCGATTCGGCTTACTCGGCCGCTGGCTTGTTTTCCCCCGATGGCACTGATCGCTTCAATCCCGAAACTTCGAGAACGCGATCGAGTATCTCGGGGAAGCTGTTCAAGTCCAGCAGCTCCTCCAACTCTTCCAGCGCGATCTCCGGATGCAGCTTGCTGATCGACGCATGAATCACAGGAACCAGTGCCAGCATTGAGCTGAAGCTATTGGCGACTCTTTGCTCGGCGCCGAGCAGTGCGGACTCCAGCCTGCGCAGGTCGCCCAATGTAAGCGGAGATAGTGTGAATTCTCGATCGCGGAGTAATACAGGGATCATGTGTGCACCTTCACTGAATTCGAGACTTACTAGCCATCCAAGCAGGCCCGGGACTACTGATCCTTCACGCGTTGACCCGATGACGCGATCGCCGATGTTTCTTACTCGGCCAAATACAAATCCATCACCTGCCCGCCGGCGTTCGAGAACGCTTCAAAGTCGAATTCCGGAACCAGGAAGTCTTCGTTCTTTGTAGCCCAGGTGAGCTTTTCCGCAACGCAGGAGTAGAGCAGCAAGTTCGCCTGTTTGCCCGCGTACTGCTCGTTCAGTAGGACCTGAAACGTGGGGGCGAATCCCATCAACTGCTGCCGGATATTGAGTTGCAGCCCGGTCGCCGACGAGTACCGATATGAAATCAGCACGACCGCTCCCGCATCGGCTGCCGCGAACGTGTACACGCCGCTGCTGACCGAGTACTGGCCTTGCACGGGCGAAGTTGTGACCTTTGCGAGCGGGAGTCCAGTAACGGAATAGCGCACGCCCCAGTCATCGACGAACTGCGCTGAGTTCGTCACCGTCACCGTATACGGAGACGACGCCGGCACCGTTTGTGCTTCGTCGAGTGACGTGAGCTTCTGTCCGCTGTTCGTCGCCTGGCCAAAGAACAGATCGTTCACGTGCTTGCCCACAATCTGAGCGAACTTCGCCTTGCCCGCAATTTTGCACTTGCCGCGCGCGACGGCTTCAGCAAACTGGTTCTGGCCATAAAGCTCCTTGAGGGCTCCGGAGATCTCCACCGAGATGTCCTGCAGTGTGCCGAATTTGATGGGCGTGGGATTGGCCGCAAGGTTGCCGGCCACAGGATATCCCCAGAGAGTGCCTGATCCGAATTGGAACATGTGACTCCTTCTAAAACCGTTTCAAGTTTCAGGTTTCAAATTTCGGCCAAGCCTATCGCCAGCAGAATCGCTGGCGTGAGGATTCTGATCTGAACTGGCTTTGCCGAAACTTGAAACTTGAAACTCGAAACGCTTCTTACGCTGTTGTGAGTATCTCCACCGGCACGACCGCCATCGCCGCCGCGCCATTCACGTTCTCCGTAATGCGCGCGCCGCCCTGCAGCCGGCAATGCGACACCCGGCCGCCGAGCGTCTGCTTGCCGTCCGAGTTAGCGGGCGGCGCGAGCGCAGCTTCAAGAGCGTCGAGCAGCGAATTCAATTCCTGAGATGGGATCGTCTGTTCGTCGCCTGAGCCCTGGGTGTAAATGACAAGATCGACAGTGGCGATCCAGATAATCGGTTCGCCGTTGGCGTTCGTCTTCGCGCGCTCACCGGTCTGCACCTGGAACAGCGCCGGACGCGATTCCGGCGAAACCTGCTCCGGCATTCGCCAACGGCGGGACATGGTTGAGAATCGGGAGCCGAGTGCTGATTGGAGTGTGGTGAAGAGTGCGGAGTAAATTTGCTCACGAGGGACATTCATGGTTGGTCGCCGTTTCTGTCATTCCGAACGAAGTGAGGAATCCCTACTGAACCCATAGTGGTTGGGTATAGTAGGGATTCCTCGCTACGCTCGGAATGACAAAAGCTACACCACGGCTCTTCGCGTGTACTGCATCAACGTCATCTGCACGCTCAACGGCAACATCTCCTTCGAAAAACTGATAGTGACCTGGCCTGATGCCGAATTGGAGTCTTCACCAATGTGCGTCCGGCGGCGATACACATACGCAAAGCCTTCAATCGCCGCCTGCTGCAGATCGACAGGAACACTCGCGTATCCCGCCTGATAGACGATCTGGACATTCTGAAATCCCCGCGTGAAGCGGAACTGATACTGGCTGCAGTAGGGACCGAGCGTGTAGAAGGCGCTCGAACCGCCGCGCAGCATGATTTTGCGGCTGTCGAAGACGAAGCCGGCGCTTACCTGATCGGGAGCGGCCTGAATCGAGATGCCGTTCACGGTCACACTGCTCACCGAGATCAGCGGGAAGTTGCGCGTCAGGATGAACAGGGCGTCGTTCCCATCGCGGTTCTCGGTGTATGAGGTCGCGATGACATGGTCGCGGCCCATCCAGCGCAGCATCTGCAGCGATCCGCGTGTGATCAGGTTCTGCAGGAGCACGTCTTCGGTGCTGGTCTGGATATTGAGCCAGGCCTTGAGGTCGGCCAGTACGCAGAGATCGTCAGGAGCGGTAGGCATGGGGAGAAGTCAGCAATAAGTGATAAGCGATAGGCAATAGGCGAAAACGACACCCTAAATCTGTCATCCTGAAGCGCTTCTGTTGCGCGAGGGATCTCCCGCGATGTTGAGGACTTGATTGCCGTCGTTATGGCTTTTTCACGACGAACTGCCGGCTGCATGGTGAAAAAGCCAGACTACCGGCGTTCAAGACTTAAGCATCGCGGGAGATCCTTCGCGCAACAGAAGCGCTTCAGGATGACAGTCTTTGGGAGGTCCGCCGTGTTATGGCATTCTGACCAGACATGTACAAACGTCACACCGTCCCGTCTTGCCACTGGCAGCGGATCGCCGCACAATCAACTCATGCGCGGATTCGTTGGCCTGCTGTTTGTCGTCCTGATCATCTTTCTTGTGTACCACGTGTATCTGAAACAGATGCCGACTACCGATAAGGGAACGGCGTCCACGCAGGCAATCAGCCTCACCGGCGTGCGTATGGACCTGCTCCAGATTGGGCAGGCTGAGCGCGGATACATCACGCAAAACAACCGCTGCGGATCGCTTGACGAGCTGATCGATTCGCAGTCGCTCACGATGTCGCGCTCAGGACGCGACGGCTATTCGTACTCCGTCGATTGTTCAGGTACCAGCTTCAGTGTGACGGCCAGTCACGCACCGGCTCCCGAAGGGTCACCAATTCGATATCCCACTCTGGTAATGGATGCCACAATGCAGGTTCGGGAAGTTGAATAGGAGAGGACAGGTCAGTACCGTTCGCGGTAGCGAATGGGTGTGGTAGTCACAGTCACAGCGCTTACCCATCCGCTACCGCGGACGGTACCGACATACAGGGGTAGTTACAGAAATCCGTCCAAACCAGGTCCTCTGTCACCTATCCCCTAGTCTCTATCCGTTGCCGATATTCTGCAGCACGCAGAACGCGAATGGCGCGAAGACCTGCAGCACCTCATCGACGTAAACGCCAAATTGGTACACGCGGCTGGTGATCGGCCAATCGACCTGGTGATAGTCGCGGCGGCACTTGATCTGCGCCACGTTGTCCACATTCGACAACGGATACGGCAGCCACTCCGTCTGCATGAGCAGCGTGCCTGCAGGCAGATACGGATGGATCTCCATGGGGATCACCTGGCCGCCGCCGGCAGCAAACTTGTTGAAGTAGCCGGCGACCATCGAGCCGCCGATCACGACCGGCTTGCCCGAGGCGTCGAGGTTGATGCGGAAGAGCGGAACGCCGGTTGCCGCCATCACCTTCTTATTGATGTTCGCCGCTTCCTGCGAGCTCACCCAGATCTTCGTCGGCGTCAGGCGATTCGTGTCCCATTGCCCCTTGAGCGCAGCGTCAATCTCGGCGATCCCGCTGGCGCCGTCGGAGGTGAGAAACGCGCCGTCGAGCGACTTGTAGTAGCCGTTGCCGTTCCCATTCACGTTCTTCACCAGCTGCATGATGAGGCCGTCAAACTCCAGTCCGTTTTTGGAATTGTCCGCGGTGATCGAGCTGGCAGTCTGCGTTCCGGCGCCGTTCGCGCTGAGCGTGACTTTGTTCACCGTGGTGATTATGGTCAGCACCGCGTTGGCCGCCGACGTTCCCAGATACCAGGCATAAGCCACAGCTCCCGGAACCGCCGTCACCGTCGCCGAAATCGTCTGGTTGCCCGAGGTCGTGGTGATCGCGTTTGACGACGGACTTACGTTGGACGATCCGCCGCCGTAGCTGTCCGTTGAGTTGTCGATGTTGGTGCGCGTGATCTGCTGTGCAACTCCGTTGGCGATGTTGGCGTTGGCCAATCCTTCGGCAGTCAGTGCGACTACGAATACGACGTTTCCGGATTGCGCAGTGATCGATCCTCCCGAAGTGGGACCAGTCGCGACCGGCGCTGCCGGCGTGCCCAGGGCAACCGAGTTGTTGCCCAGAAGGATGACCTTCTCCTCGGCGATCATGAGCGCGCGCAGCACCGACTCGACCGTTCGCGCGCGAGCATCGTCGAAGCCTTCGGCAGCGTACAACGCTTCGAAAGTGACATCGCCTTCGAGTCCCAATCCGGCATAGGCTGCGGTGAAGTCCTGCTCGCTGACGGTGATGCGTCCGCCGCGATGTCCTTCCGCAACTCCCGGCGAGAGATTCTGGGTGTTTACACCGGTGATGGCTTTCCACCGGGTCGCCGTATCGCCGTTGCCCATAACGCGCGGCAAAGCATTGCGCAGTGGCGACAGGACCGGATACAGCTTCTTCGCCGGTCCCGTCAGGTCGTAGTTCACCAGGCCTGTCGAGGTCTGGAAGGTCGCTTTGGCAAGATCGAGTCCCTTCAGGAGCTCGAGCGTGCGCTGCGTGATTTCTCCGTTGAACATGTGTTTAGTCCTCTGCTGAATTTGTGATCTTGAGAAGTAGTTAGTTCTCAGTCGTCAGTCGTGGGTGTGCATCGATTTGCAGATGAGTGCTAAAGGAGCCGGCGGCAGAAACTGGTTCCAAAACTGTAGGACTTGACGCTGAAGCGCGCCAACCTGAAAATTTCTGAAGCCGAAATTCCATTTGGAGACGACCAATTGCGGGGGGGGTTGTAACTTTTATCGGGCTGGTGATCTTGCCATTAGCTTTCATGCTGGCACCGTTCTTTGTCGATGCCCGACACTGGTGGCACCGCAAGCCGCGAAAAGAATAATGCAGTGCGCCACATTGGTGATGAGTCATTTCTTAAAACTGAAGACTGACTACTGACAACTTGCTAGTGACTTTCATGCACCCAATACAGGATTTGCATGTGCGCGCTTCATGGCTTCGAGAAGTCCAGGGTCCGCATCGGCTTGAGGATTCTCGCGCCAGGCATAGCCTCCGTGTTTCCCGCCTGCTTCGGGTGGGTGTTCGCGTCTGCTGTGCGAGTCGTCCTCTTTTGAAACCGTCACGCTGGTGCGAGCGACGCGCTTTTCCGGTCCAGTAAGGCTCTTGGCAAAGCCTTCCGTGAACTTGCGGAACGCATCCGCCAGCTCCTTCAGGCCGGCTTCGAGCGATTCGAGCTTGCGATTGACGTCACCGATCTTCTCCACCGAATTCGCCGATTGTGTAAGAGCCTTGTCGAGTTTTTCTTCCTGTTCTGGTTTCATCCTGTCTCCTTGAGTTAGGAGCTGCGCTTCGTTCGGCTGCTCCCCTGTTCCCTGTACCCTGTAACCTGTCCCCTGGTTCACAAACTTGCGAACCTCGGTACTCCCATCCGCCTTAATCGCCGTAAAGTGCGCGTTCGGCACCGCGGGGTTGTCCACGACGCTGATCTCCACCGGCTGCGCGGTGAAGCGTAGAAAATCGCCCTCGCCATCGGGCCAGATATTCACGTAGCGCCCGC